CTTAATTTACCAACGAATGATAGCAAAGTCTACAAGCAGCTTCTTGCTTTCTTGAACTTTAGCTTAGAAGCTAGTCCTCAAGAAAGAGAAGTTCTTGCAGAAATCATTCAACTTAATAATGAATATGAAGCACTCCCTGTTAAACAGAGAGCTAAATTTATATTGAGTACTGATATGAGAAAGGATATGAGAAAGAAATTAGATATCAAAGAAGTACAGTTTAATGTACTCATTGGTCGTCTTAAATCTAAAACTCTATTTGGTAAACCTTTATTTGATGAAAATAATATATTAAATCCTTTCTTACATATTAAAGCTGATAATGAAGGAATACGTATTGAAATCAATTTAGTTAATACTGTTGCAAAAGAAACTAGTCCTCCACCAGTTGTTGAAGAAAAGAAAATAGAATTAATTAAGGAAAATGCAGTAGATATACCTAATACTTCAAAGAAACTTGCAAAGGATGCAGGAGGAACTGATAATATTATTGAAGATGAATTACCTTCAGGGTTTGTAATACTTCCTCCAAATGGCGAATAGACAAAAAGAAATATTAAATAAATTAGCTATAAAGCATGGATTAACTATTGGACAAGCTGAAGAGATATGGAAACTTCTTACTGATAAAATAAGAGATGTTATTTCAGATACTGATAAACAGAATGAAGATGGAACATACGATGTAGATAAATTTAAGAATGTTAATATTCATAATTTTGGTAAATTCGTATTTCATAAGAAACTAATACATGCGGTTAATACTAAAATAAAGAAGCGTAATGAAAAAACCATGGATTAAATATCAGGAAGAGCACTTATGTAAACAATTAACTAAAGATATAATAAACATTATATTTACAGCTCAAGAAGGAAGTACCTTAGATAAAATATGGAAAGGTAAATTTAAAACAAAGAAATGATTGATTTAGTAAAACGTAATTTTTGGAAAGACTATCCTGAGTTAACATTTGCTCCAGGACTAGAAGACATCTATAAAAAAGATAAATCTAAAGATAAGAAAGAAAGCTCACAGGTTATGTGGGCTATTCATTTATGTGAGAGTCTCGATTCTAAATATTATAATTTACCTACTAAATATACTCTTGTAGCAGAGAAGTTCTTAAAGATGCCTAATTTTGATTGGGAAAAGATATCTGAAGCTACTGACTTCTATAGAGAAGTAGCTTTATCAGATGCTGAAAGGTCATTAGCTATATGGAATGAAACAATGAGATTAAGGAGTGGTAAATTAAAAGAAATGTATCAAAATGCATTTACTGGTAAAGATACAGATGAATTAGTTAAATTAGATAAAATGTTGTCTACTACTCCTAAGATGTTTGATGATTATAAAAAGATTAAATCAGATTACGAAGCAGAGAAGACACAGAAAACAGGTAAAAGTATTGGTTCAATGAGTGATGCTGATGAAATATAAAAAGAATATGGAAAAGGATTATACATATGTAATACATTTAGGAGTAACTGTAGAACATCGTAGTGAAAAATTAGAAAATGGTTCTTATGCTGCAATTACAAAAACATATCCTACTACTGTAATTAAAATAAATGATAGTCAATATGATATACTAACTCAATTTGCAAATATAGAAATAGAAGAAGGTATAAGATATTTTATAATTAATGATAAAAAATTTCAAGTTTTTCCTTTAAGATATGATAGTAAATAATAGTAACTTCAAATTAAATGAAATACCTAACTATCATCCTGAGTTAGAGTATTATGAACGTCTTATCTTTTGGGGACAACAGAAACGTAGATGTATTGAAGGCTATTGGCAGCAAGGTAAATGGATGCCTGGTCCATTATATTACTATATCAACTTTCATAACATACTATTTGAAGACGATACTTCAGTTGCACAGGCTACAGGTCTGCCTTGGCTACGTGATATTGATTGGGAATTCTTTTTAATTTATGAAGAAGCTAGAGGGTTTTCAGGATTTACAAAAGATAAAATATATACTTGTGATAGAAAATATGGTCCAGAAAAAGAACTATCTATAAAGCTTGGTCGTATTACTGAAACAGAATGTAAGACTAGAGTATTTATAGAGGCTAGGGATTATTTAAGAAAGAATCATGGTAAAGATTTAGGTAAACCTTTATATAAGAATGAAGCACAACATGTTATTAGTATACAATCTAGGGGTGGTGGTAAATCATACGGTTCATCAGGATTAGGAGCTCATAACTATTTATTTGATGGAGCAACAGATTATGATGTTTACTTAGAACACAAGAGACTTAAGAATTATATAGCATCAGATACTATCGTAGGTGCAATTGATACAAAATATACAGAACCATTAATAAAGAAGATTAAGACAGCGTTTAAGCATCTTCCAGGAGATTATCGAATAGGAGATGATTACTATCCTTCTCCATTACAAGTATCACATACAGGTTCACTTGCTCCTAACAGAGAATATGAATCTAAGACAGGTTCATTATTAAGACACAGAACATTTAAAGATAATCCATTAGCAGGTAATGGTACTCGACCTAACTTAGTACTACTTGATGAGATTGGATTCTTTTATAATATTAAAGAAGCATGGACTGCACTTGAAGCAACACAGGCTTCTAAACAAAAGAAGAATTTGGTACTATGGGCTCTAGGAACTGGAGGACTGGTATCTGGTAAGGCTGCATTATATGCAGAGAGTATCTTCAGAAATCCTGCAGATTATAACTGTCTAGTATTTAACGATGAATTTGAGAACCGTGGAGATATAGGATATTTTGTACCATATTGGAAAACATTAAATGAGTTTAAGAGTAAACCTAATTTTATCACAGATGATGATAAGGCTATGATGTATATTACTCATAGACGAGATGAAGCTAAAAAATCTGATGACCCATCTGTTTATCAAGGTGAAATTATCAATGGTCCTATTGTACCAAGTGAAGCATTCTTGGTTGTAGAAGGAGCATACTTCCCTACATTATATCTTAAATCCCACTTATCTGAATTAGAGGGTGGTAATTGTAAGAAATATTTAGAATCATCATTTAGAGGTAATATCTTATTTAATGCACAGAATGAACCTGAGTTCCATACTGTACAGGATGCAAGACCTATTAGGAATTATCCTCTAGGAAAGAATGACCCTAAAGCAGGATGTATTGAAATATGGGTAAAGCCTCAAAAGAATGATGAAGGAGTTGTACCTTATGGGACCTATATAGGAGGAATGGATGTTGTCGATAAAGCTAGAAGTACTACTAACTCATTACCTAGTATAATGATAATGAATAGATATACTAGACAAATTGTAGCAGAATATACAGGTAGAACAGATGACCCTAACGAATTCTATGAAACATGTCGTAGATTATTACTATATTATAATGCAACAGGAATGTATGAGAAGAATCTACCAGGACTGTTTACTTATTTCGATAGACATAAATGTACTTATTTATTAGCTGATACACCATATCAACTACGTAATTCAGATACTTATAAGATAGGAACTAATACATCTAAAGGTATTGATGCATCAGGTAAAGTGAATCAAACAGCACGAGATTTAGTTAAGTCCTGGTTACTTGAAAAGGTATCTGAAAACAGTGAGAGAAGAGTATTAGAAACTATTTATTCTCCTGCTACAATAAAAGAATTAATAATGTGGAATCCAGATGGCAACTTTGATAGAGTTTCTACGTTAGGTATGTTGATGTGGCATGATGCTACTCTTCAAGCACAGACGCTTAAAACAAAACAAGAAGTTAAAACATTTTTAGATGACCCATACTTTGCTAAAATGGGTGTATTGAAAAAGAGTGATGATGGATTTCTTAATTTCAATTAATTTAATTAAATTTGTTTCTTAAATATATATTCTTATGGCATATTCATCTAGAACTAAAATACAAGGCTTAATAGACTTTCCTCGTCAGAAACTATCTGATAAAAAGAAGACAGATAAATGGTATCAAGACAACGTAGATTTTGCAGAGAACATTCTTACTACAGACAATAGTCTTAGAAACACTTTTAAAAATAAAAAAACTAATTACGATTTAAGAGCTAATATCATTAATATAAAAGATTTCGAGAAATTAATTAATCCTGATAATTTAGATTTAGAATCTTTACCTGCAATATTTCAACATGTAGGAATTGAGAATAATAAAATTAATTTATTACTAGGAGAATATTCTAAACGTAAAAAAGAATATAGAGCATTCTTATCTGCAAATGACGAAGCAGGAGTATCCAGGAAAGAAAAGGAACTCGAAAAGCAGATGAAAGAAAATCTGACAAAAATAATTCAAAATAAAAGT